CGGGTTAGGAACTGCATCTGGCAAAAGTCTAGTGGCGGATTCAAGAAACTCGGCGACCTTCCATTCGTTTTTGACGGGAACGCCATTTTCAATAGCCCAAGCATAAATCTCTTCAGCTCGGAAAGCCTGTTGGGGCTTTTTCCAGTCAACGATGGTCATGTCTCTAAAGGCATCGTACCAACGAGTACTCTTGATCCACACAAACTCTGGCTTTAAACCAGGAAGTGGCATCCAGGCAAGCAAAAACTTCCCATGCTTCACTGCAATGAGATAAGCCTTTTGGTGATAATCTCTCCAGAAATCTACATCGCACTCAAAGGACATCTCGTCGCGTGACACGTGAGGCAATCCAGGAACATTATCAATGTCCATAAACCAATCAGGATTCGTCTTGGCCAACACACTTTTTCCAGTAAATGGAGGCGCAAGTATATAGCCAGGAACGAAATTGCGTTCATGTGCTAATGAGCTTTGCGGTTTCACGCATTTCATACTCATGCCAAAAGCGTCATAAACGACATAAGGGTTTATAACTTCCACCCCAAAAGAAGGAAGCTCAATACCCTGTCGCCTGAAAGGTCCGAGTTTGGCAAACTCTTGTAACTGCGCAATGATTGGAATAGTAAACGCAAAACCTTGACACATCGTGGTTCCAGCAATAGCACCGTAATGGCAACCATATACGATTCTGCTAGAATCTCGACTGGTAATTGCGCTCATACACATTCCAAATTGATTGTCGGACATATAATGTATAACATCATCAGTTCGATAAACATACGTCCGAAAGACCAAATTGCGAGAATCGTTATCTCGAGTGAGAACAGTGCACCATGTATACTCATGTTGTGGCATCTCCGCAGGTTCGAACTCGGGCATACTAGACAGGTGTGCAGGTCGATGTATAGCAATTCCATCCTCATGAAATTTCAACATCTGTTTGGGATCATGTGGGTCCCACTCGACCCATCCCCCAACATTATAGTTGTTGCTGACATACATCATACATCTCTTTTTCTCAGGTATGTAACACCACTCAAGAAAGTGGTAATTTAAAAGCAACAGACCATTAACACCAATGCAATGAGCAAGAATTTTTCCAGGCTCACTTCCGACGTCCAACACTCTATCGGCCCACTTCGCAGAGGGCAGAGTTTGAGGAACAATTCCATTTCTAGGCTTAATAGCCTCCAACTTCTCTTCAATCTTACGATAAAGAGGAGAAGGCTCAAGCTTCGAAAAGGTTGGAACTTCAGGAGCAACCGTCTCGGACAATTTTCTAGCAGCGTCAAATATCTCAAGTACTTCTCTACCAAATTGTTCATTATCACGAATCTCAGGATCTTGCATTGCTTGAGCAACTAGACTACAAACCTGAACGTGCATATTTCCTTCGGCAATAGGAATACCGAGCTTCTGACCATATTCCAGCAAGGAGCTTTCCAACTCTTTAACCGTATCAGACCACTCAACAGTTCTAGACTGCCGATAAACCGTAGTCGCTTGCGAATTGGCAACAAGCACAAGCTCCGAGAGCTGTTTTTGTGCTTCCTGCATTTTCTTGCATTGCGGGATCACCACTTCTGTTTGGGGATAGTATTGTTTACTTTGTTCAAACCTAACTTTCTTCCCATAATCATTAGTGGCGTCCTTCCTTTTCTTTTGCGCTTCTAAAGCCTTCTTTTCCTGAGCCAACTTCTTATGGGCTATCTCGAGCTGCTTTCGCTTTTGCTCGTAAGCCTCTTCACGTTGCTTATAATCGGAAGGCCTAGACACAAAGTACTCATTTTTCAGATCCTGCATTTCCTTCATATGAGTTTTCATCATTGGATTTTGCGGCAGAATCTTCATTTGAGCCATAGACTGTCTGGCAATACCTTTCACTGTGATCTTATCATCCGCGGTAGGAATAAATTCAATTGTAGCCTCAATAGGCACATTTCTTCCAATCCCTTTTTGACCACGGGTGAGAATCCAGATCTTCTGGGAAGTTCGCTCACCAGGAGCGTTTTCTGCAACCCAGTCTTTCAACTGATTCGGATTACGAATCTCAGTCGAAACGGAACCAGGCTCCAGAGACTTCCATATACGAACGATATCGTGATTGGGATCGAGCTCTTGTTTCATCTTGCTTACTGTCGACGGATCAAAAGCATAGGAAGTAATCACGGCGGATATTCCTTGCTTCTCAACCTTTGCGACTTCAGCATGCACTCTACAAGCGCCGTCTCCGACTTCTCGCCATTGAATCCTAGGATCTCTAGCGATAAAGCAAATTGACATCAATTCTTCAGGCATTACTGCGATCATAGCTTTGACTTCAGATTCAGCGCCATGACGTTTAGCCCATTCCCAAATCTCTTGCGAGATAGCTCTAGAGGGTATGGTAACCGAACCATTGTCTTTTTGCTGCTCACGTTGCTCAATAGATTGTCTAGCTACAGGCGCGACAAAGAATTCCATGCGCTTTGATTGCTTAATCAACTTTTTATTCTTTTTCCGCAAAAAAGTCGCACGAACATTATTGCCCGCTTTAGCAGCCTTCGCTCTGAAGTAATCGATTTTCTTCATGGCTTGCCGCACACTAAGAAGTAGCAGTACAACCAAGATGAAAAAGATCACTAATGACGCAAGAATCCAATAACGATACCTTGAGAAGAAATCAGAACATTCTCTACAGGTTGTTCGTAGCTTCAATCCAACATTTTGCGCTATTTCTTTAATGCGCCGTTGATGTGAATTGGTT